TATGGAGAATAGATTTTATACAGCGGTAATAAAGCTTTTAAACAGGATTAAAAACGCACTATAATGAGTTTAGATAGATTTCAAACAGGAGTAATAGAGCTTTTAAACGATATTGCTGACAAAATAGATGGTGGTTATAAAAGTATAAAAGGAGTGTTTAGTATGTATACTGGAATACCCCCTGTTGTTTCTTATCAAACTTTTACGGACATAAGAACTAATAATCTAGACAGACGTTTTGTAAATTTTGAAGCAGGTACTACAGCAACAGGCTTTTACATAAGTTTTAGAGTATATAGTGATCTACTTCCTGAACCCTTAAGTAATGCACCTTTTACTTATAAATTTGATAAAAATGATATAGAGATTATTATAGGACCCGGATATGATACAGAGGCGTATTCCTCTTTTAGTATAAAGAAAACAATAGAAACTACAACTAATCCTGATGATACTCTTTATCTCCAAATCCATAGTAAAACTCCTGAAAACTTTGGCGCTAATACGTCTACTGGTGATCCTATAAATGTAGTACCTTTTGAAATTAGATTTTATAACTTACTACCTTATAATCCCTAAAGATGGATGCAGAACAACTAGTATTTACAGCTAAAGATGTTATAGGTATAATCTTATTAGCTGTATCAGTTTTAGGTGCTTATTTTGCTCTAAAAAAAGATGTAGAAAAAGCTGTGATGAAGATTAAAGAGATTGATAATCAGTTATTACACAAAGAAACTATAATCTATAAGCGTATGTCAGAAATCAAAGATGAACAGAAGTCCGATCATGAAAAACTTTCTGTTAAGATAGACACCTTGAATCAGCATATGAATACAATTAGTACTAGTCTTGCTGAACTAACAGGTTATATTAAAGCTAAAAAAGAAGACTAAGTTTAAAATTTGGAAATTTAAACTTTTATTATATCTTTGCTTTAAACTTTTAAAACCAATAGTTTATGGCAGAAGAAAAAGAAATGTCTCGTGAGGAATATATTGCTCATAGAGATGAGTTAAAAAATCACTACGCATCTGAGATTGATTTTTTAAAAATCCAAAAAGAGTACGAAACACTTTTGACAGAGATTGACGAGATACGCGCAAGACGTATTGTTAATCAAGTAAGAGTGAGTGAGTTACTAGCAGGACCTTCTAGTGAAGATGAAATGCCTGCAGAAGTTCCAACAAAAGCTAGAAAACTTAAAACAGAGAAGTAATGGCTGTTGTAAATCAAGTACGTAAGACTGTTAGGATGGATCTTTGGAATATTGTAAAATTCCAATTATCCACACATTGTCATCTTAACAATATCAATGTATCTGATTTAGATTTAAACTGCTTGACTTTTCTAGCTATAAGTGGAGAGCAAACTTTAACAGATTTTTGTGAAGCTGCTACTAAGAACAAGATTTTTAGTAGCAGCCAATCTGTTAGAAGTGCTGTAACTAAAGCTGAAAGGAAAACACTTATTATAAAAGACGGTCATTATAATAAGACCATAAAGTTAAATCCTGATCTGAAGATACAAACTACAGGTAACATATTGTTAGATTATAAATTTGTAAGAGTTGAAAGCTAAACACTTAAAAGATTTAATTAAGGAGTTTTGTGAAGAAAACTCTTACACAGAAGACACTGAGGATCTTATTTATTTTTATTGGACTTATGTAAGAAAGAGTTTAGTAGCTAAAACTGACTATAATTTATATGTTACAGGTTTAGGTCAGTTTACAATGAATAGAAAAAAGTTAGCTAGAGAACTTGCTAAAAATGAAGAATACCTACGAACCTTAGATAAGAAGGATTATAAAGGATTTGAAAAGTATAATGATATTGAAGCAAGAGTTCTTAAGTTACGAAGTCTTCAGTTAAAAATTTATGATGATATAGAAAAAAGAAACATTTTTAGAAAGAGTCAGAATGATACAAAAAATTAAAACAATCTGGGAAAATAAGTGGTTGATTCTTGAAGGAGTAATAGGTTATTACTTTACTAAGAAGAAGCATAAGAAGATTGCAGACTATAGAATGAAAATCTGCGCGCGCTGTCCATTATATGATACAGTAGGAACTAACTGTTTAGTACCCGGTACACAACCATGTTGTGGTAGTTGCGGATGTTCTCTTGATTATAAACTATATAGTATGTCATCAGCATGTCCAGAAGGTCATTGGGAAGCTATAATGTCTGAAGAAGACGAAGATAAATTAAACGCATACATAGATGGCACTGATATTTAAACCAGAAACGCATAGTTATGTAAGCATTGATCCTAATGAAGATATCACATGGACCAGTGTAACTAGTGTTATATCTAAGTTCAAGAAACCTTTTGATGCAGATAGTATTGCACTTAAATCTTCTAAAAATAAGAAGAGTAAATGGTATGGTATGTCACCAGAAGATATTAAAGAAGCATGGAAAAATGAATCACAAAAAGCGATGAATCTTGGTACATGGTATCATAATCAAAGAGAAACGGCATTGTTAGCATGTGATACAATTAGTAGGGAGGACTTTATTGTTCCTATTATAAAACCAATAGAAGAAGATGGATTTAAAAAAGCTCCTGAACAAAAGCTTAAAGATGGTATCTATCCTGAACATTTAGTTTATCTTAAGTCTGCTGGTATATGTGGTCAAGCTGATCGCGTTGAAGTGATCAATGGTATAGTAAACATCTATGATTATAAGACTAACAAAGAAATCAAAAAGGAATCTTATGTTAATTGGGAAGGTATCTCTGATAAAATGTTGGATCCTCTCAGTCATTTGGATGATTGTAACATTAATCATTATAATATCCAGTTGAGTTTATATATGTATATGATTCTAAAACATAATCCTAGATTAAAACCAGGTAAACTTATTATTGAACATATACAATTTAAAGAAGCAGGTAAAGATGCATATGATAATCGTGTAGTGTTTTATGATATGTTTGGAGAACCTATTGTAGAAAACATAGTAACTTATGAGCTACCTTATTTAAAAACAGAAGTCATAAGTATAATTAACCATTTAAGAGATAATGGCAACCTATAATGAAAACATAGAACTATTTAAGTGTTACGTGCGCGCATCACATTTTACAAAAAATAATGCTGACAATGATACATATCATAAAGCATATGCATTTGCCATACAATCTGTAGCAGGAAAGATACTTACTTTTCACGTTATGACAGACTACGGAATGCTTAGATCACGAGTTCCTATCTCTGAAATATTTATGGAGATACCTAAGAACGATATACCGTTTCATTTTAAGCAACTATGGGATTGTTTCTCTGAAAATGTTAGTGTAATAACATATGATTACTTATATGAAAAGAGATGTCAGGTAGTTTTAAAAGATGGTTCTAAGATATGGGCAACATATTTAATGACTGTTGACTGGTACAGAAATCCATATTCAGATGAACCTTCTGATTATAAGTGCGGTCATATACTTATTGCAGATGATGGATATCTTCTTTGTCAACCAAACAATAGAATTTTCTGGAGAGATTCTAACTGGATAACTAAACCTTTTCCTGTAGAGCCGTCTACATTTAAAGTAGATACTCATATAGAATCAGTCGAAGCTCAGTCAGATAGATGGGTATCAGAAGATTCTAGTAACTACTATTACGAAATAAAAGAAACAACCGATGACAATTAAATTATTTGATATAGAAAATGGTGTAGTGATTCCTACGGAACACTGTTACACTTTATCAACTCTAAAAGATATAATGGATAAATATCCTGAAGACTATCTTAAAGTCTATCAGTATTTATTCTATATGACGTGTCCTAATCCGGATCTTAATCCATTCTTTTATATGATGGAAGAAGATAAGGAAGACATTATTCTAGCAGAAATACAAGCAGAGTTTTCACCAGAAGACAATGGTATTCCTGCAGCTCTACACTTTTGTAGAAAATTATATGAGACACCTACGTCACGAGCTTATAATGGTATCAAGAAGATGCTTGATAAACTCGCTGACTATATGGATAAAACACCTATTACTCACGGACGAGATGGAAATATTACAGCATTAGTATCTGCTGCATCAAAGTTTCAACAGATTCGAGAGAGTTATAAAGGTGCTTACAAAGATTTACAAGATGAACAAACAAGCCACGTTAGAGGTGGACAAGGATTAGCATATGACCAAATGTAATTTATCAGATTTCTTTTTGTACTACAATGAGTTCAGAAAAGAGTGGTTAGCAATACCAAGAGACAAGGTTGCTGAGTTTATGAATAATGCTTCTTTACCAAGTTCTCACAAAGATGTCGTATCTTTGATTAAAAGGATAGAAGATGGCAAAGCAAAACATTGAGAAAGATCCTCCCAAAGGAGATATCAAGTTCTCACTTACTCTTTCAGAAGAACAAAAAAGAGCTAAGGAATTAATCTTACAGAAACCATTTAACTTTTTAATTGGTCAAGCTGGTTCTGGTAAAACTTTGTTAGCTGTACAGATAGCTTTAGATATGCTATTTAAGCGTAAGGTTAACAAGATTGTTATTACTAGACCTACAGTTTCTACTGAAGATAATGGTTTCTTACCAGGTTCTGAAAAAGAAAAGATGGAACCTTGGTTAGTTCCTATTAAGTCTAACATTCGTAAGGTCTACAACAAACCGGAGATTCTTACTAAGTTAGAGGAGAACGAATCGTTAGAGTTAGTATCGCTTACACATTTCAGAGGAAGAACCTTTGAAGACTGTGTATGTATTGTAGATGAGTTTCAAAACTTGACTAAAGCACAGTTACAAATGTGTGTCGGGCGTCTAGGTAAAAATGCTACAATGATCTTTACAGGTGATGCTCATCAGATAGATTTAAAATTTAAAAATGATTCTGCTATTCATGATATATCAAAATTAGATAAGTCAGACTGGGTAAATAAGATTGTCTTGCATGATAATCATAGACATGAATCATTGAATGAGATACTAAGATTATTAAATGAATACTAGTTTTATAGACATACCTACTTGGGATAACGGTTCCTGGATTACTACATCTTTTAATACAAGAGAAGAGTATACTGACTTTGTACTATCTATATTTAAGGAACCGGGTCAATATAACTTTGATAACACTAGCTTTCTATTTAATGAACAAGCTAGATTATTTAATAAAAATGGTGTTTACTGTACATCACCTCAAGGAAGTAAAGACTATAGAATATATTGGGATCACGAGAAGAATAAGTGTCGATATGGTGCAATTTATAAAAATGCTGGTAATACTTGGTACTTACCAAGAGATTACTACATGTGGTTAAACTTCTTACCTATCTTTAACAAGGAGATCCAGAAGTTTGGTTTCGCGGACGTGCGCGATGCACAGTATCATATGGCACTGTACGAACTACTAGCAGAGTTACATTATAAACATAGTTCTATACTTAAGAAACGTCAGATAGCTTCATCATACTACCACATGGGTAAGATGATTAATCAGATCTGGTTTGAAGAAGGTATTACTCTAAAAGTTGGTGCTAGTCTTAAAGACTATATCAATGATAAAGGTTCTTGGAAGTTCTTGAATGAATATGAAGCATTCTTGAATAAACATACTGCATGGTATCGTCCAATGAATCCAGGTAAAGTATTATTATGGCAACAGAAGATTGAGATTGTACAAGGTACACAGAAACGTAAAACAGAAGTTGGTCTTAAAGGTGTACTACAAGGTATGTCATTTGAGAAGGATCCAACAAACGGAGTCGGTGGTCCATGTAAGTATTTCTTCCACGAGGAAGCAGGTATTGCTCCTAAGATGGATACTACATTTGAGTATATCCGTCCTGCTATGAGATCAGGATTTGTTACTACAGGTATGTTCATTGCTGCAGGATCTGTGGGTGACTTGGATCAGTGTGAACCACTTAAAGAGATGACACTTAGACCAGAACCAAATGATATATATGCGGTAGAAACAAATCTTATAGACTCAAAAGGTACTGTAGGTAAATCAGGATTGTTTATTC